GAAGGGTTGGTATAAAAAACATTGGGTCAGGGGTCCGATAACTGCAAATGATTATACTGCCTGGGATCGTGGTTGCAATAAAGTCTTTGCACATTTTGACGCCTGGCTCTTGGGTCTAGTTGGCGTTCCAGATGCATATTTAGAGGCTTATTTAGATCGGAAAGTTTCCACCCGTTCTTACCTTGGTCCGATGAAAACTATGCAGTTTTCTGGTGATCGGTGGACCTGGCTTTTGAACACTATGCGGAATGCAGCCCTTACAGGAGCTTCTTTTGACTGTGTTGAGGGGACGGTCGCCGCCTTTTCCGGTGATGATATGATAATGGTTGGACACCATGTCCAGGCACGTGGTTTCAATCCAAAGGACTTTCCCATGGATCCAAAAATTGTCCACGCCGATGACTTGGATTTTTGTGGTTTCCAGTTTGGCTCTGTTGAACCTTTTGTCTCCCCCACCAGTCTTCTTGCTCGTGCCCAAATTGCCTTTCGCGATGGCCGGAGTGATGCAAACTTTTGGGATTCTTTTGATTTGGCTTGTAGACATTCGCTCTCCAGTGGTGAGTCCGCTGAGCTGGCTGCAGCTGTTTCGGTTTCTCGGCGCGCCCGATCTTGGTATCGCTTAAAACCGTCCAAGTTCCCGTTGTGATTTTCTCCCTTCTTTCACGCCCGAAGGCGTTAAACTACCATAGGTTTGGCACCCTGTGTGTTTCCTTCAAGAGAGGGAAGTGCTGGCTCGTTTTCACGCCGGTAGTTCCCAAAAACCATCTGCATCATTCTTTATGTGTGGACACCCTCTCTTGGGCGGTGCCCCCGCTGTTCTGGTTAGTACTGACTGGTTGCCCAGCAGTGCGAGGTGGATCAAATGAGGTCTCCCACGTGGCAACCATGGTGTTTGGTGATCGGCTCGTGATCGATCCGTGGCATGATCTGGCGCAATGATGCTCTTTTGCTGGCAAAATCAGTTGTGGCCTCACAGAATTACAGCGTCCATCGGTCGAACTTGTTCGGCTCAAGGTATATCGGAAGGCTGGTCCTTTGTATGCAACCGTCTGAATCCCCCGTTAGCACCTCCACTTTCTCTATTCCTTATGACATCTCTTTCAGTAGTACTCTCGCACTTTCCCTTGACGCCGGTAAGGGAGGTACCCGGTCAACCCTCCTCTCTGACCTCCCTGGTTTTGGAGTGCGTCGCACCTTCCAGCATGTCTCCGTCAACACTCTCACATGTACTGTTTCTCGACCTCCAGGGGTTAGTCTACTCGTGTCCGTTTGTGTTGTCCCCGGAAACAGTCCCGCTGGGACGTTCAGCGATACCAATGCTACCCTCCTCCCGACCGCTCAAACTTGTACGTTCCTTTCCGACAGCACCGCAGTCGGAGATCATCTTTTCTCCCTTGAGTTCGGTAGCACAATTACCCGAAGCATCAATTGCACCGAACCTGGTTGGGCTCCCCCCGCCCTCTTCATTTCTTGCACAAACATTGGAGCGACCAAATCCAGTGCTACCCTCTACATCCATGGTTCTGCCAGATGCACTGTCACCAACATCGGATTTCTCGTCCCTGCCTAATCCCTACCTCAGTTTCGCTGACTTTGGTTCGGCTTATGGTTGTAGTTGCGCTATCCGTGATTCTAAGTTCTACGTTGACCTCGTTCATTTCGGTTCTCTTGAGGAGGACATGATTGACGGTCGGCCACCCGTGGCTGCAGTTAACGCTCCCTTTCCTGGTTTATTCCGTTTACGCCAGGGCACTGTGTGTGTTTTCGTTGACCCTTATTACAACGCCCTCTGCGATTGTAAACCGAATTCCACTATGCCCAAGAATAATGCCCTGTATCTTAATGTCCCTAATCCGGCCGCCCCGCGGGCGGTGTTCACTTCCAAGGCTATGAACAAGCTTCGCCGGTTGTTCTAGTGCTTGTTTTCCCTTGTGTGAAGGTTTGCTTTTCTTTCTCCTTCATTCTCTTCCTTTTATGTTCGCGCAGTTCAGGTACTGCGCTCAGTAAGTCAAGGCCCTGATTTGAGTTTATCTTTCTTCCCCGTTTCTTTTGTTTGGCTCATCTATGTGTTTGCGTTTCTGTTTTGTTTTTCCACCCTGAAAAAGTTTAAAGAAAA